TTATGAAGCAACAGTGGGAAGAAGAGCAAGCAGAAAAAGCAGAAGAAGAGCAAGAAGAGATGCTATCAATGGAAGGTGGTCAAGGTGGACAGCAACCAGACTACCTTGAAGAAGGTGAAGATCTATCAGAAGGTAAAGGAAACAAAGCAGAAGATGCAGAGCAAACACCTGATCAGGAAATCATCAATCCAAATCAACCTTGGGATTCATTAGATACTGAAGCGGGTCAAGCACCTCCAACTCCTGCAACTGCTCAAGAACCTTCAAAGGCAGATGTAAATACAGAAGCATCAGCACCAACTCCAGAACAGTTCAAACCAGAAGCAGAAACTGACAATACTTTCATTCAGAAAGTAAAAGATTATGTCAAGCACGGTGGTTATGAAATTGAGTATGTAGAAATTCCTAGAGTCAATGATCTTAAAGATGTCATCATCAGTGAGAAGGAGATTCAAGAAGAACTAGATACTTGGTTTACAGATTTCCAACTTACAAGACAGTGCAATTCTTCTTGGTCAAGTGATCAGAATGTTGAGAACGATCAACTATCAGAAGCACTATACACTCTTGGTCTTGCAGATAAAGAGTATGAGAAATTCAGAAAGCAATCTCAACCAGAAGTTAACTATCTTGTAAAAGAGTTTGAGATGAGAAAGTCAGCACAAGCATATGCTAGAGCAGGGGTATCTCGTACAGGAGTTCTTAACACAAAGATTCTTCATCAGTACAAGTACAACGAAGATCTATTCAAGAAAGTAACAACTCTACCTGACGGTAAGAACCACGGTATGATCTTTGTATTAGATTGGTCAGGTTCTATGAATCACAATCTTTTAGATACAGTAAAACAAGTTTGTTCACTCGCTTGGTTCTGTCGTAAGGTTCAGATTCCATTCAAGGTATATGCTTTCTCTAACTACAGAATGTCTTGGGGAAGAAAGCAAATGATTATGCCTGAGAAGATGGGTAATGTAGATTTGAACGAAGGATTCTGTCTTATGGAATTACTAACATCTAATGGTAACAATAAGACATTTGAGCACAACATCAAAAACTTCTTCAGAGTTGGTATGTCAGCAGGAGACTACAGATTAGAAGATTCAAATGACTTACAGGAAAATTACAATAGATTCTCTTACTACCACGGTAGAAGACTTCCAAATCCTCCTAAGTTTGGTCTTGGTTCTACTCCACTTATGGAAACAGTAACAGTATTACATTCAGTAATCCCTGCATTCAGAAAAGAAACAGGTGCAGAAAAAATATCTGTAAGTATCTTAAGTGATGGTGAAACTGCTCCTTGCTCATACTACTGCCCCAGAAATTTTATGGGTGAGGTCGAAAGATACTACAGCAACAGTTTCAATTCTAGATGTCAATTACGTAACCGTAAAACTGGTAGAGTATATCCTCACAGTTATGACATCGAAACAAGTTACAACTCTTTCCTATCACACCTAAAAGAGTCCTTCCCATATGTCAACCTACTAGGATTCAGAATACTATCTAAAGGTGAGGGTGGTTCTTACTTCAGACAGCAATCTGTTAGAGGTTACTTCAAAGGTTCTTGGGAGGAAGCATCAGCATCCTACAAAAAGAATAGATTCTTTGAAATGGACAACTCTGGTTTTGATAAGTTATTCATCCTACCATCAACCAATACAACTGACGATCATTCGATGGAAGAACTTGATGAGGGTGCAACCAAGGCACAGATCAGATCTGCATTCAAGAAGATGTTTAAAGGTAAAGCATCCAATAAAAGATTGCTCACATCATTCTCTAAGACAGTTGCATAACCACCTGACAAAGTGTCCACTAACCCCCTATAAGGGGGTTTTCCTATGTCATAATGTATACATAGACAACAGGACACACAATGCCATTCAAAACAGAAATCCCAGTGACAACACAAGACCTTGTTACTTATCTAAAAGATAACTTCGGAGACGAAGTTGCTGTACCTCAATTAATGAATGCAGCAGATGAATTCAAATGCTCTCTCGCTACAGTTAAGAAGCGTTTGAAGACTTACAAAAAAGGTATAGGTAAGTGGAACCTTACAGTACAAGAAGTACGTAAACAACTTGAGAAGACTTATGTTCAAGAACAGAAAGTATCTCTAGTACCACTCAAGGATGAGAACTTTGTACCATTCGGTAACTTCAATGCAGTAAAGAAGATACTTAAGTCAGGTGCATTCTACCCAACATTCATTACAGGATTGTCAGGTAACGGTAAAACATTCGGTGTAGAACAAGCGTGTGCTCAACTAAATAAAGAGTTAATACGTGTAAACATTACCATTGAAACAGACGAAGATGATCTTATTGGTGGGTTTCGTCTTGTTAACGGTGACACTGTTTGGCATAATGGACCCGTTATCGAAGCTTTGGAAAGGGGAACTGTCCTCCTTCTAGATGAAGTCGATCTAGCATCTAACAAGATACTATGCTTACAAAGTATTCTTGAAGGTAAGGGAGTCTTCCTTAAGAAGATAGGTAGATACGTCCATCCTGCAAAAGGTTTCAACGTAATTGCTACAGCAAACACAAAGGGTAAAGGTTCTGACGATGGTAGATTCATCGGTACCAATGTTCTTAACGAAGCATTCCTTGAGAGATTTGCTATTACTCTAGAGCAAGACTATCCATCACCTCAGACAGAGACAAAGATTCTTAACAAGATTTCTTCTAACAAACAGTTCTGTGAAAGACTTGCAAGTTGGGCAGACATCATCCGTAAGACATTCAAGGATGGTGGAGTTGATGAAGTGATCTCTACACGTCGTCTTGTACACGTTGTGAGAGCATTTGATATCTTTGGTTCTAAAGAAACTGCTATCCAGTACAGCATCAACAGATTTGATGATGAGACAAAGCAAGCATTCCTTGAGTTGTACGACAAGATCGATGCTGATTTCGATGTTGCACCACCAACACCACTATCAGATAATCCACAAGGTTGACTTCTGATTTAAAAAGAGTTATTATAAGGGGGTTCAAAACCCCCTTTTTTGTGGCATTCAAATATGATGAGGATAAACTCCTCAGTGAAGTTGCAGACTACATATCGCAAACTTACCAACAGCATTATTCAAAAGGTAATGTTCAAACACTTGACCTGATAGATTCTGTTGGAGATGCAGAAGCATTTTGTAGATCGAACATTCTTAAATATGCTTCTCGATATGATCGTAAGGGTTCAGCGAGAAAAGATATTGTAAAAATTGTTCACTATGCTATACTGTTATTGCATTTCAATGACAAGAAAGCAACCTCTAATCTAAACATCTCTGGTTCTACAGCATTTACTGTAGATTACGACAAATAAATTATGACAACTGAGACTATTGTTAAACTTTCCAAGAGAACGCAGAACGTCCTCAAAAACTTCGCAACCATCAACAAGTCTATTATTATTGAGAGTGGTAGCAAAGTTAGGACACTCAGCATCAACAAAAACATCTATGCTTCTGCTAAAGTCACTGAGAAATTCCCAAGAGAAATCCCGATTTATGATCTGGGTGTATTCCTCTCTGGTCTATCATTGTTTGAGAATCCAGTATTCGACTTCACGCATACTCAAAAATTAATTACTCGTGATGAAGTAACAAACGCAACCACAACATTTTTCTATGATGAGGCATCGATTATCAATCCTACCTTACCTACGAAAGATATTGCAATGCCAGAAGTTGATGTTAGTTTCAATCTTAGAGCAGAAACTTTAAACAATATCTTACGTGCAGCAGCAGTATATAAAGTTGAAGACTTATGTGTTTACAATAAAGGTGAGAAGGTTCATCTTATGGTATGTGACAAGAAGAATGAAACATCAAATACTTACAGTGTACCAGTTGGTAAGAATGAATTTGATACTGAGTTCTGTTTTTGTTTCAAGGTAGAAAACATAAGAATATTACCTGGTGATTACAACGTTGAAATATCTTCTAATAAGATAAGTCGTTTTAAATCTGAAGGTAATGGAGTAGAATACTTTATTGCATTAGAACCATAATGTTTAGAAGATCTCTTTTTGATGTTCCAATATTCATAGTCCCAGTAGGAGATTGGCAGAACCAAAAGAGTGCCTTCTTAGATAGAATGGATTGGAGTGATAAGGATTGTCAGTTAGAACATTGTTGGACAGACTATCATAAGTTTTTCAAAGCAGGACAGATGCCTGATTACTTTGATCACTTGATGGCAATCCTTGATTTACCGATGCAAATATTTCAAAGAGAGAATCCTGGTGCCTATGTAAATTCTGCTTGGTGTCAAAGATATTCTAAAAATAGTCAGTACCATCCTGCACATACACACGGTGCTATCGGATGGTCTTCTGTTTTCTATGCACAACTAGGATATGGACACAAACCAACTGCATTCATTTCACCTATAACTGACCCTTGGTCAGGACATATTGATGAAGCATTCCCAAATGTTAAAGAAGGTGATATGATATTCTTTCCATCATATTTAATTCATCAATCATTACCACACAATAGTAACGAAGATAAAATTATTTTTAGTATGAACTTTGTGAAATCTGAAGAAACAATCTATGTCTGAATCATTTCTCTGGTCTGAACAATACCGTCCTCACAAAATAGATGATTGTATTTTACCTGACCATCTAAAAAATATGCTACAAGGATTTGTAGCAAAAGGTGAGATACCTAATTTATTATTATCAGGAACAGCAGGAGTCGGTAAGACTACTGTAGCAAAAGCATTATGTGAAGAAATAGGAGCAGATTACTATGTTATTAATGGGTCTGATGAGGGTAGATTCTTGGACACTGTACGCAATCAGGCAAAGTCCTTTGCTTCTACTGTTTCTCTTACATCTGAATCAAAGCATAAAGTTATTATTATTGATGAAGCGGATAATACGACACACGATGTACAACTCTTACTCCGTGCAGCGATTGAGGAATTCCAGAACAACTGTAGATTTATCTTCACGTGTAACTACAAGAACAAGATACTAGAACCTCTACATTCTAGATGTAGTTGTATTGAATTTAATATTACAGGAAAAGAAAAACAAAATCTTGCAGCAGAATTTTTTACTCGTGTACGTGAGATATGTAAAGAACAAAAAGTTGAAGCAGAACCACGTGTACTAGCAGCACTTATCAATAAACATTTTCCAGACTTTAGAAGATCACTTAATGAGTTACAAAGATATGCTTCACTAGGTAAGATTGATACAGGTGTCTTAGCAGTTGTATCGGATACAAAGATAGAAGATTTGATGTCATCATTAAAAGATAGACAGTTTACTGCTATGAAAAAATGGGTAGTTCAAAACTTAGATAACGATCCTAAACAAATAATGCGTAAAATATATGATTCCCTGTATACATATTTAGAACCCGCATCAATCCCTGCTGCTGTCTTGATAATAGGTGAGTATCAGTACAAGTCTGCCTTTGTTGCTGATCAAGAAATTAATCTAGTAGCATTTCTCACAGAGGTTATGTCGGAGTGTAAATTCAAATAACCAAATATTACCTAATATGGAATATGAAAATCTAAAAAAACGATGTATATCTTGTAAACAAATACTACCAATAAACAAATTCAGAACAGAGAGGGCACGTGTTAGGGATGGTACAACCAACACCTGTAAACAGTGTCATAATAAAAACACACTAATAGCAAGAAACTTGAGAATGCAACTCATAGAAAAAGTAGAACGAGGACAAGCAGAGTATCCCAAAGGTTGTCATTGTTGTGGAAAGATGGTAGACTTTAAACATCTATGTGCAGATCATCGCCACGATACAGGTGAACTACGAGGGTGGTTGTGCCACCATTGCAATAGAGGTATCGGACACCTAGGTGATAACCTAGAAGGTGTTCAGAATGCTATTCACTATCTTGAAGGTAATGTAGCAGTACACTACTGGAAAGATCTGAACTATTCTACTGAGGACTTGCTCAAAGAAGGTGAGATTGAACCTTTAGTTGAGAAGAAGACTCACTCATTGGAGGATTTTCTTTATTAATGTATTATAACTTTCGTGATGCTTTGACTGATTGTAGGTCTGTTGTACACCTCATAGGTATGCACGGACCTAACTTAATAGGATTAGAACTAGGTGTTGATACAGCACAGAGTCACGTAACTTTATTACAGAATTGTCCTAACATAAAAAAATTATATGGTGTAGATAACTGGAAACCTTATACAGATTATTTACGAGAGGATGGAATACACGCACCATCGCAATCAACTACTGAACCACAGATGGAGATGAATGAGTTTACTGCAAAACATCATATCAAGTGGTCAGGTGAGCAACATAAATCAGAAATCTGGAAAGGTAATACAGAGGATTGTGTTAGAACTGCTGACGATGAATCATTTGATTTTATATTTTTAGATGCGTGGTTAAATTATGATCAGGTCAAAAGAGAACTAAAAGATTGGTATCCTAAACTTAAACACGGTGGATTGTTTATAGGTCACGATTATAAATCAGATGCAGTTGCAACTGCTGTCTCTCAATTCCGAGAGCAGTATAGTATCAAGAGTCATATGTCAGTATATGATTCTACATTCGTTTGGAAAAAAGGAGGATCTGAATGGTGAACAATTACGGACTTGAATTAATATTCTGGGTAGTTCTAGGTGTCTATCTCATCTACCAGTACGAAGAATTTAAAAAGAAATGAACAAACATCCTATCTTTCCTGTAGAACTTTATACATTTGAGAACACAGATTTGATAGAACCTACTCTCGATGCGTTAGATCCTATTGAGAGAGGGATGTTTAATATGCCAAATAATGTACAGACTACAGCAGGGAACTTACATCTATTAGATGCTTTCAAACCTACTACAGATTGGATAGAAAGTTGTCTTGAAGAGATCAGACTAGATCAACAGTATGAAATGTATGGTAAGTTTGAGATCTCTTTGATGTGGGGTGTTGTCTCTCCAGAAATGAGTGCTGGTTGTCACAATATTCACAGACACCCTATGTCATACTGGAGTGGGTTATACTGTTTAACTGAAGGTCATCCCACTATGTTTCAAGATCCTGTATCGTTCAGATCATATAATCAGATGGAAATTATATCAGCAAAATATGAAAATGCAGTTCCAGCACCTACACATAAACCAGGTACTTTGATAGTCTGGCCAAGTTGGTTGCTTCATTTTACTGTACCACATATACAAGATTTTGTACGTGCAGGAATATCATTCAATGCTATGCCTACAGGTGCTATCAATCAAGGACCTTTTGGACAGAATATGGTTAACTTAAAATTACTTAAGGATGATAATACAGATAGATCTATTATGTGGGAGTATGATGAAAAAGGATATGGTAAGGACGGTGCGGGGATGGGTGGATGATAGAAGTTATAGACGATCTATTTGACTACAAGTTTGTATGGGATACGTATCAATACTTTGAGAACTATCAACACTGGGAAAAATTAGGTGATGCTTTTGGTAGCAAAGTTCCTAGTCTTGGTAGAGTCTTTGACAAAGAGTTTGGTGAGTTTGAACCTATTGCAAATGAATATGTTAAACTATTAGATAGGCAAGATTTTAAACGTTGTCTTTACAATGCTTTCACCTTTCAAGATTGTCCAAAACCACACATAGACTCACATTCACCTGACGGATTTACCTATATGATATATGTAAACCCTGATTGGGATGCTGGTATGGGAGGAGAAACTATCTTTATTGAGGACGGAGAAATCATTAAGTCAGTCGTACCTAAGTTTGGTAGACTATGTAAATTTACAAGTGAGATCTGGCACGGTGCCAGACCTCCTATGATGGATGCACCTACGAGATACAGTTTAGTATTTCAAACACATCCAGTAGAACCTGAGACTATCGCAGATTTATTATGAAGAACTTGAAAACACCATTACGATATCCTGGTGGTAAATCAAGAGCAGCATCACAACTGGTGAGTGCGTTCCCTAACGAAATAAGTGAGTTTAGAGAACCCTTCCTTGGTGGTGGTAGTGTTGCTATTGAGTTTACTAAAAGGAATCCTGAT